ATCAGCCGGCGCGCGCGAACGTGCCGGCCGGCAGCGCGCGACAAACCGCGCGCGCCCGCGGCCCTCGACCCGAGGATAGGGTTCGCGCCCGAAACGATCGCGCCGTCCGTGATCTGCCGCGCAGTCAATTCAAAGCGATGGAGCGAAGTGTGACCGCGTATTTGATATTGCTTTCACTGCTCGGGCTGCTTGCGATTGCAATTTGCGAAAGCCTGTCTTGACGCAAGCGTGTCGGCAGCAATCCAATTCTCGATCGTTGCCCAGCCACTGTGGTGGCCAAATCGCGATCGGGCAGGACTACCCTTGACCTAAATTGTGATCACTTCCCACCAACTCCTCCAACTAACGAGGCTAGCCATCTCTAATGCCGGCCAAAACCATTACCGAAATCCGCTCGATCGCGCGCGGCCATACCAGGACTGCCATCAGGACCCTGGTGGGTGTCATGTGCTCGAAAGACGCGACCCATGCGGCACGGGTCTCCGCCGCCAATGCCATTCTCGACCGCGGCTGGGGCAAGTCGCCGCAATCGCTGCAGAACGGCGAGGACGGCCCTCTGGAACTGATCCATCGTATCGAGCGCATCATTGTCGACCCCCAAGACCCTGAAGATACCGACGGCGAGAGTGTTTGAACCGCTGCTGCAGCCCGCCAGGTACAAGGGGGTCTACGGCGGACGTGGTTCTGGTAAGTCTCATTTTTTCGGCGAGCTTCTGGTGGAGACCTGCCAGGCCGAGCGCGGCACGCTTGCGGTCTGCATCCGCGAGGCGCAGCGAACGCTTGCGCAATCGTCGAAGCGGCTGATCGAGGGCAAGATCGCCTCGCTCGGCCTCGGCCGCGGGTTCAAGCCGTTCAACGACAAGATCGAGACGCCCGGTGACGGCCTTATCATCTTCCGCGGCATGCAGGATCACACGGCCGAATCGATGAAAAGCCTGGAAGGCTTTCGCATCGCCTGGATCGACGAGGCACAGACGCTGAGCGCCCGCTCGCTGGCGCTGTTGCGCCCGACCATTCGAGCGGCAAATTCGGAAGTGTGGGCCAGCTGGAATCCCCGGCGCAAATCTGACGCGATCGATGACTTCCTGCGAACACGGAAGCCGGAGGGGGCGATCGTGGTCAGCGCCAACTGGCGCGACAATCCCTGGTTTCCTTCGGTGCTGGAAGAGGAGCGTCAGCTCGACCTTGCGCTCTATCCGGATCGTTACGAGCACATCTGGGAAGGTGATTACGTGCGGGCATTCGAAGGAGCCTATTTCGCGCAGCTCCTGAACGAAGCGCGAGCGCAAGGGCGGATCGGCAAGGTCGCTGCCGATCCCTTGTTGCCCTTGCGCGCCTTCATCGACATCGGCGGCGCGGGCGCGACGGCGGACGCCTTCACCATGTGGCTTGTCCAGTGGGTCGGGACCGAAATATGTGCGCGACGGCGTCTACGATCCGAATGCTGTCGACAGCCAGCTTGGCTGCGCCGGCTTGCTGAAGGCCATGGCGGGCCTCGATCCGAGTGCGGCGCTCGCTTCGCCGCGAACGCCCGCGGTCACAGGGGACAAGAAGCAAGCCTCCGCGCCGTCCCGTCGATCGAAACCGACGCCACCTTCGCTGAAGAACCCGTCGAAAGGCTCGATCGGCGCGTTCGTTGCCTCCATTTTCGCAGCCCTATTCAGAAGGAGATGAATCATGTGGACTTTCTTCGATCTCGCCATGTTTGTCGCAGGTTTTGCGGCGTGCTGGTTCTCCAAGGACAGAATTGCGCAAGCCGTCAGCGGCGCAGAGGCCTATGCCAAGGTGCTCGAGAGCAGAGCCGCGGCGTTGAGGGCTTCGCTCTGATGTTTCGCGAGCTAAAGGTGATCTGCCTTCATTCCCTGACGGTTGCATGGGGCTACGTCCTCGCGATCGCCGGTGCCGCAATGACTGCCATCGACAATATCGACGATGCGCTCGGAGATCCCAATCTGAGGGATCAGATCAACAACGCGATCGGTGACACCAGAGTGGCCGGCCGCATTCTGCTCGGTATCTCCATCGTCACGATCCTGGCCCGCTTGAGGTCGCTGCGAAAGGCTGGTTGACATGTGGATGGCGATCTTAAGCTTTCTTGGCGGCCCGGTCATCAAGGGCTTGATCGAGGCTTACAATGCCAAGCTCAGGGCCGGTAACGTCGATGCCAAGATCGCGGCCGACCTTGCGGCGACCGAGATCGCCGCTCAGGTCTCGGAAACGAACGCGGTCCTTCAGTACAGAACCGCGGAGATCGGCCACTGGTATGAGCCTGACAAACTCATGGGTTACCTGGTGGCGGTCTATTTCGGCAAGCTCTTGCTCTTCGACAAGGTCCTCGGTCTCGGAACCACGGATCCGCTGGCTGGGTTCGCGGCGACCACATCCAACCTCGTGGTGTCCTTCTACTTCGCCAAGCGCGGCTTCGAGAACGTCGCGAGAATCCTCAAACGATGAGCTCCATGCGCGACGAAGATATCAGGGCCATCGTAGCCGAGACATTGGCCGAACAGCAGCGGCTGCAGCACGATCATATCGATGCCATCGTGCTGCGGGCGATCGCGACGATCCTCACTTCGTTCGGGATCGAGGAGGAGGATCGCAAGGAGTTGCGCGCGGATTTTCAGCATCTGCGGCGTTGGCGAAAAAGTGTCGAGCAGGCGCAAAGCTATACGTTCAAGGCGGTCATCACGGTCATCGTTGCGGGGTTCCTTGGTGCGGTATGGCTCGGCGTCAAGGTCGTGCTCGGAAAATGACCTTTGGGCTTTCTGCCCCGATTGGCCGGACCGCGAAGGAGAAGCCTGCTTGAAGGATGAAGCCGTGTACCGAATCCGCGAGGTTGATTCACAGGACGAAGAAAACGCCGAGATCCTGGACGAGCTTCACCGCGCTACATTTTTCGATTGCGCTCCAGTGCCGTCGTTTGACGAGGGCCATTGGTGGCTGGTCTTTTGCGACGAATTGCCGGTGGCCTTTGCAGGATTGGTGCAATCGACTCATGCATCGAATGCCGGGTACCTGTGCCGCGTTGGCGTGGTCAGCAAACATTGGGGCCGGTCGTTGCAGCTGCGCCTGCTGCGAGCTGCAGAGCGCCGGGCGCGAAGGAGCGGTTGGCATAGCATCATCTCCGACACGACCGATAATGTCAGCTCGGCGAATAACTTCATCCGCGCCGGATATCGGCTCTACCGGCCCAACTCGCCCTGGGGCTGGCCCAATACGCTCTATTGGCGCAAGTCGATTGGAGGTTAGGCGTACGAGTTAGTTAGCTGGCCAAGCTGGTCAGTCGTTTTCCGCTCGGTGGCCAACCGCCGCCGGGCCTTTCTTTGTTCATCGGGCCGCACTGTCCAAGCTTTGCGCCCGGCGAAGGGCTCTCACCCCAAGCCACAGGGCTAGAAGAGCTTGCTGCCCTTGTCGGCCGGGCGAAATCGAACGTAAAGTCTCCCGGTGCATCAAAAAGCACGGGGAAACGCCAAAACATGTCAAAAATGCCGCTACCTGATCATCCGCCGAGACCGAAGGACGCGCCAACGGCGCTGGACGGTCTATTGGTCATCGACTTCACGCGCGTCGTGGCGGGCCCCGCCTGCACACAGACTTTGGCTGACTTTGGTGCAAAGGTCATCAAGATCGAGAACCCGGATGGCGGCGATGATACGCGGGCCTACGAGCATGCCGAGATCGGGGGAGAGAGCGCCGCTTATCTCAGCTTGAATCGCAACAAGCGCGGCATTGCACTCGACCTCGCGGTGCCGGAGGCCCGCGAGGTGGCCCGTGAGCTGATCTCCCGCGCCGACGTCGTGGTCGAGAATTTCTCTGCCAGCGTGATGGAGAAATTCGGCCTGGATTATGCTTCGGTGGCACCGGCCAATCCAAGGCTGGTGTATTGCGCAATTTCGGCTTACGGCCGCCAAGGGCCCTTTGCATCGCGTCCCGGCTTTGATCCGATCACGCAGGCGGAAAGCGGCTTTATGTCGCTGAACGGCTTTCCGGACGGCCCTCCGGTGCGGACTGGTCCGCCCATTGTCGACATGGCGACAGGCATGTCGGCCTGCAACGCCATTCTGCTCGCGCTGCTAGCCCGCGACCGGATCGGGCGTGGGCAGTACGTCGAGGTCGCTCTGTTCGATATCGCGATGGCAATGACCGGTTTCTATGGGATGGCATATCTCATCAGTGGGGCCAATCCGGGTCGATTTGGCAACTCCCCGAACGGCTCGCCGACCGTCGGCGTCTATGAGGCCTCCGATGGACCGTTCTACATGGCATGTGCCAACGACCGCTTGTACCGTCGCCTCGTCACCGAGGTGCTCGAGCGCCCCGATCTGATAACCCATCCGGATTTTGCGACACGCAAGGCCAGAAGTGCCAACAAGGAAAAATTGCGCGCAGCCATGGCCGGCATTTTTGCCGGAGACAGGCTTGAGATCTGGATGGCGAAGATGAAGAAAGCCAACATCCCGGTGGGCTATCTTCGCACGGTCGAACAGGGGTTCAATTCGCCTGAGGCGCGCGAACGTCAGCGGCTCAGCCGGATTCCTCATCCGGTCGCCGGCTTTGTTCCCAATATTGTGACGCCGGTGAACATGGAGTTGACGCCGCCGGT